CCGGTGCTGCCTGCTGCGCCCGTGTCACCTCGGGGGATCGTGAAGTTAAAGGTCGCCGCGCTGCTGGTGCCAGCATTGGTGACTGATGCCGAGCTGCCAGCCGCTCCCGTGGTGACCGTGCCGACAGCGATCGTGGCGGCTGCTCCGGCCGCTCCCGTGGCCCCGGTGCTGCCAGCCGCGCCCGTGGCGCCGGCCGGTCCCACCAGGCTGGTGCCCGCCCCCCATGCTCCCGACACTTTCGGCCCGTAGATCCTGCTGGCTGCCGTGTCGATGTAAAAGTCGCCGTTGACGCCCGTGCCGCTGGCAGGCGCACCGCTGCCGCTGAGCACCGTCTTGCCATCAGCTCCAGTTGCTCCCGTGGCACCGGTTGACCCCGCCGATCCCGTGGCGCCAGTTGCGCCCGTACTGCCCTGCGGGCCAGCTGGCCCGGTGCTCCCCTGCGGACCCGTGGCGCCAGTGGCACCGGTTGCGCCCGCCGGACCTTGCTGCCCTTGGGCGATGTTGAAGATGACGGATCCCCAGGCGCCTGCCGCCTTGGGGCCGTAGATGTTGCCGTTGCTGGTGTTGAGGTAGAAGTCGCCGTTGCTGCCGACGCCGCTACCGGGAACGCCTGCGCCCTGCTGCCAGGCTGATCCGGCGCCTGCGGGGCCGGTTGGGCCAACGATGCCTTGCGGACCTGGCGACGTCAGCTCGACAACGGAAGCCGAGCCTGATTGAGTGACAACGATCTCAACTTGATTGCTCATTGATCGTCCGCCAGGCCAATGTCAAGGGTGGCCGGTCCTTCCAGCCAGTAATCCGCATTGCCGCCCGGCTCGATCACCAGCAGATCCCAGAAACCGCTCTTAGTGATCGTCCGAGTCACCGCCCGTGTGAGCGATAGCTTGATACTGCCAGCAGCCCGGTTGACGTACGTCACCGTCAGATCTGCCAGCTTCAACCTTCGCTTCTCGTCCTTCCAGATCTGCGCCACCACCGTATAGCCGGTCAGGTTCAACGCCGCGCCGCCAGCCTAGAGCACCATCGCCTCCTCCAGCGTTGCCCGCTGGGGGATCCGCAGCTCATAGGTGGCGGGCTTGATTCGTGCCATGCCTTAGGTTTCCGGCTCCCAGGCTTCGTTCTCAGGAGTGGCCGGGTCATCTGCCTTGAACCGGCCACCGACGCGGGCCCGCTTGGCCGGTTGTGCCACGGGTTCAGGCTCCGGTGCCATCACCCGGAGCATCTGCTCCACGGTCATACCGGCTGGCATTGAGAATCCCATAGTTGAAAGGGGCCTTGCGGCCCCTAGGAAGTGATCGGGTGATCAGTTGATCAGCAGCATTCGGTCTGCAGGCTGACGGTGTTGGTCCCAGCCGGAACCACCACGCCATTGCCACCGCCGCCGGTGCCAGTGCCAGCAACAGCCTTGATGGCCACCACTCGCACATCACCGGTCAAGCTGCCAGCGGCAACCACCAGAGCGCGGATCTGAGCGCCGCTGAGAGCGATCTCAGAGATGCCAGGTGCACAGGTCACCGTGGCGATCGTGGCGTAGGTCGAAGCCGAACCGATCGCAGCACCCTCGGCCACATGGGCAGCCTGGATGATGTAACCGCCAGCGCTGTCGCTGGTTTGACCGTGAACGACGATCTTGAACACATCCTGGGCTTCCAGGCGGGTGTTCAGCAGCCGGGCAGTGCCGGTGCGGGTTTCAGCGGCGCGGCCTCGGGCGCCAGCGGCGACGGCACCGACCAAGACGGTCAGGGCGTCAATCCTGTAGCCCCTGCGGGGGGCGAGACCAGTGGAGCGTGCTCCCATGATGTTGTGTCCTCAGAGTGAAGAAAGAAAGGGAGAAATCAGGCCACCACGGCCGCATCGGTCACGCCATAGAGGCGACCGGCAGAACGCCCGTTGTAAACGGCCATTCCGACGTACCACTCGATGCGCGTCCGATCGACAGGAGCATCAGGCACTTCGCCCAGCGTGCGAACCGAAATGCCGAACTGCCCGCGAGCACGACCCTGGAGGGCAGTGGTCAGCAGATCGCCCATCGCCACGCAATAGATGCTGGTGCTGGAGCTGGTTTCGGTGAACGGTTGGATCGCCTGGTTCTGAGCGTTGACTTTGGTGGTGATGATGGGGATATCCCCGTACATCTGCACCTGCCGGCCCAGCATGTCCTGGCTGTAGTTAATGAAGCCACCGATGCTGGTTGCACGGGATGCAGCAGTCAGACGACGGCGCATCTTCTGGTTCATGATCAGCACCTTCTGGCCGCCCATGGCGTCCACGGCATCAACCAGCTCATCGAGGGCAGCCAGCGACAGGGCGCCGCCCATTGAGATCGCCTGGGAGCTGCCGACGTTGATCCGGCGCTTCAGGCCATCAAAGGCGCGAGGATTGGCCGATTCATCACCGTTGATGAACTGGTCCTCAAAGGTGAGCCGCATCGAGCGGACCTTCATCTGCACCTGATCGGCGACAGCCTGGGGGCCGCGCATATCGATGATGGACGTGTCAACGTCAACCTCAGCGCCAAGCACCTTCAGCTTTTCAGCCTGGGGGTTCAGCACGCCGTAGGAGGCGTCGAGGGTTTCGTTGACACCACGGAAGCCGACTGCAGGCAGTTCAACTTCCTGGTCATAAAACACACCTTCGCCTTCCACGTCCTGAAAGGGAATGGCGGCGATCAGTTCGCCTTCGGAGAGTTCACGAATAACAGCAAGGCGGGCCGGATCTTGCTCAGATTTGGCCGCCTCCAGCAGGGTCAAGCCCATGGGAGATGATTGGAATGAACGACGGGTTGCGGCATCACGCCAGGGTGGGAGGCATCACACCTCCCGCGTTACTGCAAACTGCCGCGAACGCTTAAGCCGTCCGGCGACGTGTGCCGAAGCTCTCGCGGAACAGCTGCCCGGTCGGCACCTTGCTCAGGTCAGTGGTGCTGCTGACGCGACCATCACGGCCAGATCGGGCGCCACTACCAGAGCCGTATTCCGGCTGAAAGTGCATGCCATGCACCGCATCCTTGCGGAGCCGAGTAAAGAACTCTGCCGGTGTGATCCGCTTGCCGGTCTCTTCGTCCAGCCTTGGCGAGCCGTCCGCATCCACCAGGTAAAGGCCGTTGCGGTCTTCGGCGAACTGATTGCCGTAGAGCTGCCAGATGTAGTCGAACGGTGTGCGGCCATCAATGCTGGAGGCTTCCTGCAGGCCCTTTGCCGCCAGGAACTCGCGCTCCGTCTTGATCCGCAGCGCTTCCCGTTCAGCCGCCGTCTTCTGCTGCTGCAGCTCGCCGGTGATCCGTTCCAGCTGCTCTGCGTACTTGCGCTCCTGCTCCTGCAGGCGGATGGTGGTCTGCTGCTCGATCAGCTGCCGCTGCTGATCCGCTTCGCGGGCCCGCTGGCGGGCTTCATCGAGCAGCTTCGGATCCACCTGGCCGACTTCCCGCAGCTGGGCATCGAGCTGGGCAGCACGGGCCGCCTCCTGCCGGCGCAGGTCACGTTCGGCCTTGAGGGCTTTCTTCAGGCCAGCTAGGTCATCAATGTTGTCACCGCCAGTTGCGGCATCCTGCTCGGTGATCTCAGCCGGTGCCGGGGAACCGGTTGCCGTACCGCCAGCAGGATCTCCCTCGGGCGATTGCAGCAGATGATGGGGGATGGAGCGCATGTGGGCATCACGCCGAAGTGCGCTGTAGCTTTCCGGCCTGCTGCTGCTGCTGGCTGAGCTTGATGCGTTGCAACGCGATCCGCAGCTGCGCAGCTTCCACCAGGGCAGCTTCGGCTTCGGTGAGTTGCTGGGGTTGGGTCATGGGGCGAGGTCGGCAGCGCTGAAGCCGAGGGCTAGGCACATGCGGCGGCAATAAGCGGCATCGTCCCAATCCCACACACTGTATAGAGTACCCTTAAAGTCTGGTGCTGTGGGGTCTGGAAAATCGAGGTTATATGGGGCCGCAATACTGAAGTTTAGGTTAGGTTTTACGGCTATATCGCCATCGGGATTATCGGATGGATTTCCTGAGATGGAATAGTAACCA